ATACAACAGAGAACGAAGACGCCCTTACCCGTATGGTATCGACAGCATTGGGACATGGTGCAGCCATCCAGTTCATTGTTGATCAGCTTGCCAAGGTCGAGGGCGCAGATTTGTTCGCCTACTCGAAGTCCATTGCCAGAACCCTTAAAAAGTATGTCAAGGATGGCATGGTGAGCGGAGATACCTGCACCAAATGCGGATCGCAGTTGGTATATGAAAATGGATGCAAGATATGCAAACAGTGTGGCGATTCAAAGTGTTCTTGATGTAAATTAAGAAATATCGCTTCCTTTGAGACCATGGCGAAAGCTGTGGTCTCTTTTTTTGTACTTAAATAGATGAAAAATTGTTTTTTAATCTCGACATATATAAATAATTACAGAAGACGAAAAAGGAATTTTCTATGAATGTTTACAAGCTCCTGTGCGAGACGACCAGTTTTATCGGCGACGGATTGGAAACCATTATTGAGGAGAAGAGTTTGAAGGAATCTCCGCAGTATTACATCCAAGGTGTATATCTGATGAGCGATAAGCCGAATAAGAACAAACGTCAGTATAATCTACAGGAAATGATCAATGAAGTAAACCGCTACAACACGGAATACGTGTCGTCCAATAGAGGTCTTGGTGAACTGAACCATCCCGAAAGCTCCACCGAAGTCAACCTTGAAAAAGCTTGCCACATGATCGTAAAGCTTGAGCAGAAGGATAATTTCTTCTACGGCAAGTCCAAGATTCTTTCCACACCAGCCGGAACCATCGTCAAGCAGTTGCTTAGCGATGGGGTTAAGATAGGTATTTCATCCCGTGCTCTTGGCAAGCTTGTTCCACGTGGCGATATCAATCTTGTAGAGGGGTTTCATCTTATCTGTATGGACCTGGTACACGAACCTTCTGCTCCAGCCATGTTGGAATCATTGATGGAAAACCGCCAGTATATCATAGATCATGGTGGAAAGATTGTCGAACTGGCCATGAGTGATCTCCGAAACAAGGTCAATACTCTACCACGAAAAGACGTTGATGCCTATATTACAGAGGCTTTTGCGGAATTTTTCAATAAACTAAGGTCCGATTAAACAATTTATGAAATTTTTGAATTTTTGTTTCAAATATCATAAATAATTAAAAGGTTAGAGTATTGAATCTGTTCGATACCAAATCATTATGGAAAAAGATAAAGACCATATCAACAATTTCATCAAGTGCATTTTTGAGGATAAGTTTGCTGATGCCAAGGGTGAACTACAATCTGCAATCCTTGAGAAGATCAAGGATAAGATGAAGACCGAGATTTTAACAACGGAAAAAGGAGCATAATATGAAGGTTACACAAATTCAAGAGATTCTGGAATCTATCGGCAAGGATATTCTCACTGACGAAATTAAGGAAAAGATTGCTGGTCTGTTCAATGAGGCAGTTGAAACCGGTATCAACACCAAGGTTCAGTTGGTTGTAGAGAATGAATTGAAGAAACTGGACGAAGAGCATACAACCAAGCTTGAGAAGCTTTTGGAAGCCATCGACCTCGATCATACCAAGAAGATCAAGCAGGTAGTCGAGCAGTTGGACGCCAATTATGCTGGCAAGCTTCAGAAAGTCGCGGCCAAGTATGAGAACGAGCTTAAAGAAGGTGCCGAGGCTCTAAACAAGGATTTGACTGATAAGATTTCCAATTATCTCGACCTTTATCTAGCCGAGAGCGTTCCGCAGGATCAGCTTAAGGAAGCCGTTGAGAACACCAAGGCCCGCAAGATGATAGAGCAGATCAAGCAGATTGTAGCAGTTGACGAGGAGTTTGTCAACGAGAACATCAAGGAAGCTATCAAAGACGGTCACAAAACTATCGAGTCGCTCCGCGCCGAACTCAACAAGGCCATCAAGGAATCTACCATCATCAAACAGGATTTGATCAATACCAAGTCCCAGTTGATTCTCGAAAAGAAGACACAGGATTTGAGCAAGGATAAGAAAGCATACGTTTATAAGCTTCTGGAAGGCAAGAAGCCCGAAGAGATCGAGGACAATTTCAAGTTCGTACTGGAAATGTACGAAAAGGACGAGACCGAGAAGATCGACAAGCACGCCGAGACGGTCAAGAAAACCAACAAGACCATTCTGGAAAAGATAGATGTTCCCAAGATTCAGGAAAATGTTGAGGATAATGACAACGGTGATGAAGAAAGCACCGCCCGTTATCTTAAAGATTTAGAGGATTAATTTTAATGTCTTGAACGTGCAAGTTTGAATAAAATTTAAACTGCCTGCAACAACCGAGACATTGTCGCAAATTTACAAGCAAAGAATTAGAAGTGCAAGTCCGAATAAGATTCGTGACTGATTGCAACAGGAGAATAAAAACATGAATAACGCCCCAGGCTATATTGACCGTGATAGAGCACAGTCACTACTGAAGAAATGGAAGCCCGTACTTGACTTCCAGAGCAAGAATGTTCAACCAATTGAGGAATCTCACAAGAGACTTTCTACCGCCGTACTGCTTGAGAACGAAGAGAAGTATCTTCATGAGAACAACACCGCATCATCTGGCGGCGTTTTCGGCAGCCATCAGCCTACCGCAGGTGGTTTCAGTGGCGATAATTATGCCTCTGGTGATGCTCGTCTACCCAAGGTACTCATTCCGATGATTAGACGTACATTCCCCGAGCTTATCACCAACGAGATCGTCGGTGTTCAGCCCATGTCAGGCCCGGTTGGTCTGGCTTTTGCCCTCCGCTACAAGTATGACAGCCAGCCTCTCGGTGATGTTACCACGGGTACATACCGCGACGGCATGACCGTTCCCGCCAATCCTTGGACAACCGCCGCCAGCGGCAACGAGGTCGGTTGGAACTACCTCCACACGAACTATACCGGCGCTTCAAGCAATCAGCTAACAGGTGTTGATGCTCTTAGCTCCGATTTCGCTATGGTTTCCTCTGATAACGGCATTGCCGCGATCATGAGCGCCTTCGAGATGTCCAGTCAGATTCCCCAGATGACGATCCAGATGGAGAAGACTGCTGTTGAGGCCGGTACTCGCAGACTAGCCGCCAAGTGGAGCATTGAGCTAGAGCAAGACCTTAAGAACATGAACGGTATTGATATCGACAACGAGATGACAACCGCCATGAGCTACGAGATTCAGGCCGAGATCGACCGCGAAATGATCATGCGAATGGTTCAGATGTGCATGAAGGCCGGTCTTGCCAACCCCGGCAAGGGTCAGGGTTACTCGTTCTGGTATGCCGGTTCCGCTGACGCACGCTGGCTCGGCGAACGCAACCGCGATTTCTATGCGCGTTGCATAATCGAGGCCAACCGTATCGCGATCAACAACCGTCGCGGTCCCGCCAACTTCATCGTTGCCACCCCCCGTGTTTGCGCCATCCTTGAAATGCTTCCAGAGTTCAAGTGTATGCCCGTGAACGGCAACGTCAATACCCAGCCCAGCGGTATCGCCCGTGTCGGCAGTGTAGGTGGTCGTTTCAACATCTACCGCGACACCCGTACCGAGGCTCAGTATCAGGTCGGCACGCGTGCATCGATTGTCGAGTACGCCCTACTTGGTTACAAGGGCGCGGAATACTACGATACCGGTCTGGTGTACTGCCCGTACATACCAGTCATGATCCAGCGCACAATCGGGCCGAACGATATGAGTCCCAGAGTTGGTCTGATGACACGTTATGGTGTTGTTGACCACATCTTTGGCTCAAGTCTGTTCTACCACCTGATCATCTGCAAGGGTCTGGGCGATGTGTTCGTCCCCGGTTCCGCTCACACATACCTATAATCTAGGTTTTTGTAAAGAGTTGCGGTTCGCCGCAACTCTTTTTTTATTGTTGAGGACTTTGCATCCTTAAAAATAATTTATTGATACTTGTTTTTTGTAAAAAAGAAGTTAGCATAATGCTATGGCACCTTATACAAATCCCGAGACAAAAAAAATTAAAGATCGCGAATACCGTGAAAAGAACAAAGAACGGATGAAACAGTATTTTCAGAAATATCATGCTGATCATCGCGAAACACGTATTGCCCAGAATAGAGAGCGGTATTACCAGAAACACGAAGAACGTTTGAAAAAAAATAGAGAATACTATCTCAAGAATAAAGAATCTCGCAAAAAGTATAGAGATGTTCGCCGTGAAGAAATTCGAGCATATGATAGAAAACATTATCGGGAAAGATTTGAAAATGACATTCAATATAAAATTAAGAGAGCATTGAGAAGTCGTTTAGCCAAGGCACTTCAAGGTGTAGGCACAAAAAGTGATCGAACATTAAATCTTTTGGGATGTGATATAGAAACGTTGGTGAAACACATCGAGTCGCAATTCCAAGAAGGAATGTCATGGAATAATTATGGTCACGATACATGGCATATAGACCATATTGTACCGTGTGTGAGGTTTGATCTAACCAAGCCGGAAGAACAGAGAAAATGTTTCCATTATACAAACCTGCAACCAATCTGGGCTAAAGACAATCTTTCCAAAGGTTCGCGGGTGAATATTCGGGATAAGGTTTTATTGTCCTATGCTTACACTCCTTCCGAATGCAAGCATGAATATGATATGATTTGCGAAAAGGTTGGCTGTTTAGGCAGCGTACATCACCTCAATAAAATCGTCCTGACCTATCAGCCGCATTTCTATGAAGTTGAAAATAATCTTTGGAAAAATCCAGAGATTCGGGATTTCATCATTGAAAACCGCAAGAAATACATTCAGAAAGACGAATGGGAACTGAATGATAAAGAAGTTCTACGGGCTTTCAAGATCAGTGCCAAGCATATTGGATTTTCCCATTTCAATCCGCTGTGGATAAAATGGTTCATAGAGAAATACAATGTTTCCTCAATCTATGACCCGTGTTGTGGATGGGGTCATAGGCTTTTGGGAGCACATAACATCCTATATATTGGAAACGATCTGGACAACAG